CGCTGGTTGTTCAGTGTGAGTTTCAGTATTTACTGGGGACTCAGTGTGAGTATCTTCACCAGTAGCTGGTTGCTCAGTGTGAGTTTCCTCGCCAGGAGTAACTACTGGAGCAGCTGGTTGAGTTTCAGTATGAGTATCTTCACTTGCAACAGGTTGCTCAGTATGTGTATCTTCACCTGTAGTTGGAACAGGTTGAGTTTCATTGTTAACTGGAGCAGCTGGTTGAGCTGGAGTTACAACTGGAGACTCAGTATGTGTATCTTCACCTGTAGCCGGTTGTTCAGTATGAGTTTCACTATTTACAGGATCTTCTGGTTGTGCAGGAGTTACTACTGGAGATTCAGTATGAGTTTCTTCACCAGTAGCAGGAGCTGGATCTTCAGTATGCACTTCTTCACCTGTAGTAGGAGCAGCTGGTTGAGTTTCAGTATTTACAGGAGCTTCTGGTTGAGCTGGGGTTACAACTGGTGCTTCTGTATGTGTATCTTCACCTGGAGTTACTACAGGAGTCTCAGTATGAGTTTCCTCACCTGTAGTTGGAGCTTCAGTGTGAGTATCTTCACCTGTAGTAGGAGTAGTATTTTCCTTAGGAGTATCTTCTTTCTTACCTTCTTCGTAGGAATCTACAATATCTTTACTCAATTTATCATCTTGAGCATCTTCTGTAGTTTCACCATAAGTAAGACCAGTTAATACCCAACCAGCTTTGATTGCACCATCAACAATAGCTTTCAATGCACCATTAACAGTGATATCACCTTTGAATCGAACTGTTTTATCTTCATCAGGCCCATTTTCACTCATAGCAGCCAATACAGATGCAATGGAGTCATTGTCCAATGGAGAATTAGAAAGGTCAAGACCAGTGCCTAATTTACCTTTCAAACGAAGAGTAGTCAATGCAGTAGCATCTTTAAACATATCTTTTGCGTTAGTCAAAGAAGATACATCTAATTTCAATGCTTTCAAAGATTGACAACCTTTAAACATAGCTTCAGCATTTTGTAAACCAGCTGTTGTGATTTCAACTTGTTCCAATTTGGAACAACCTTCAAACATACCTTTGGCGGTTGCTAAAGCATCAGAAGTAGTCAATTGAACTTGGCGTAAGTTTTCATTGTTTCTGAACATGTAGTTTGCAGATTTAACTTTCTTCAAGTTCAATGGTGCCAATTCATTCAATGCTAATGCACCATCAAACATGTAGTCTGTATATTCTGTATCATCAGTATTCAATGCATTATCTAGCTTAGTTAATGTAGCAAACTCTTTAGGGTATGCAACTTTAAGGAAGTTATAAGCATTCTTAGATACTTTAATGAAGTTAGCTGCAGAATCTTGAATCAATTCAGAGTCTTCGATTACACCAGCTGGTTTCAAGCCACGGATGTTACGAACGTCAATAGAGATAAGTTGGTTTTTGAAGTCGATAGAAGCATCGAATTTAACTACAACTTTCTCATCACGTTGGATTACACCATTAGCGGAATAAGTGGATAGACCAATGTGTTTATTAGTCCAATATTCAAAATTACGTACTTTACCGGCAGCACGTTTCAATTCACCGTCTTTTACATAGTCAATTTCCCAGATTTCTTTAGAGCCTTCAGAGAGAAGAACTTTATAGTTATCATCTGGATTAGAGAATACGAAAGATATTAACAAAGACCGACGAATCTCAGCCTTAATGTCTACCATATTACCTTTAGGGCAAGCACGTTTGTTGTCACCACTAGCTGTAGAGTAAGGATTACAGTTAGTAGGGTCAATTACATTATCAATTGCCATTTAGTTACCTCCATTTACAAAAATATTATTATTAAATTACCATAATGTTGAAAAATATTGAGGAAGGCCGTTAAGACCTTCCCCATGATATTTTATTATTTACCAGTCCATTTTTGAGCTGTAAGAGTCTCAATAAGACGGTCGGTAGAAGTTCTGCCACCTAGAGAGTTAGCAGAGTTTTGAGAGTGACCTACACGAGCTTGTTTCATTGCACGGTTAGCAGTGTATTTTTCAAGCAAGTTTTTAGGTAAGTTCATGATCTTACGGGCAGCAGCTTGACGTTGTTCCATTTCAGTCATTTCAGGATCTTCATGGAAGTAATCAGTAGCTACATCAAGAAGTTCAGTGTATTTGTAGATCATTTCAGTATATACGGATTGGTAACGACGACCAAATGTACGAGTATCAGAAATGATACGACCTTCTTTAGCAATTACTTCAGAACCATCAGCAAATGCGAAAGTGAATTTCTTATTACCAACATCTTTAGATTCAATGATAGCAATCTTGTTTGTATTTTCTACAGGTTTACCATTTTCATCTAGAGTGTGTTTATTAACTTCAGCTAAGATTTTAGCTTTCAATGCATCAGCATAATCCTCATAAGGTTTTTCTGGTTCTGCAGAACGTTTATCATTAACAAGTTTACCAGATTTATCAAATTTAACAACAGCACCATCGGAATAAGATATTTCAATGAAACCTTCTTTGTCTAGAGTAACGTCTTCAATTTGAGTTTTAGTTAAACGAGTCATTGCTTTCTTATAGTCATCAGCAATTTGAGGATTTGCAGCAATAACTTCTTCAGGTTTTTGTAAGATATAGTAACCAGATGCTTTAATTGCATTGAAGTCATCTGCATCACCATGGATATTACCTTCATCGTCAACTAAGATATCAATAGCTTCTTTCTTATCTTCATATTCAAGATTAAGAGTTGGACCATAAGTAATCTTAATAGCCACTGCAGTTTCTTGAATTGCAGATTCCATTAAGCCACCCAACTTGCCAGGAACGTAGCAGCGTTCATCAAGAGTTTTACCTTGAGCTTTAGCTACTTCAAATGGGGATACATATTTGTATTTGTCAGTTTTTAATACTTTCTTAACCATTTCGTCAGTATGGTCAAATGCATCTCTAACGAAGTTCAATACTGTGCCGTCAGTATATGTGACAGTACCAGTACCTTTTTTATCTGCGTTTTCTCGGAAAACACCATCAATCTTACCTACAGTTTCTGTAGCTTTATGATCAACAGTTGTACCGAGTACTTCAGTATCAGGCATAATACTTTCTCCTTTTAGAAAAAATAGAATTATAAAATAATGACCCCAATGGTTTTTCACCATTGGGGTAAACCATTATTCATATGTCTATAATTATTTTCTACGTTTTTTAGTTTTAGGAGATTTTGGAGCAGTTGCTTGTGCTCTTAAACCAGCCTCATAGGCTTTGAACCCAGTAGAGATAGTCTCACATAAGCGTTGATAGTTGTAAGATACCTCTTGGAATAACCCAGATACTTCATGTTTGGTCTTCATAGAATGAAGTGCACCATTTAATAGAAGCATCATAGTATATAGACGCATCATATCAATCTTATCACTGAAGTTAGTATTAGTCGCTAATACTTCCATTAAGATAGAGAAGATATTAATAGACTCAACTTCAAGACCAGTGAATTCATCTATAGCATCAATAAATACACCAACAGTTGTATTCTTAATATTCATGCGAGCTAATGCATTATGTATAGCTTCAACGTTACGGCTTTGATGTTTGAAAGATTTACCGATATTGAAATATGAAGGCTTACGTTCTAATGCTTTATAGATGAAGTTATATTCTTTAGCATCATTATTAGCATTCAATACCTTAATGCAATGCTTATGTACTTCAGGATCATCTACAGCATCCATGATTTCATTCATCTTAGTAATACGGTTTTCATAAGATTCTTGAATGAAGTCTTCTAATAAGACTGCCATTTCTTTAGCATCTGTAGACTCATTTACTTTCTTAACTGCTTCATTTACTAAGTTATGACCTTTATCTAAGAATGCATTACCACAGATCTCACGAATGAATCCTTCAATGAAGAATTTATAGATAGTGGAGTCATTAGTATTTACTCCAAGTTTACCAGCTTGAACTAAGAATTCTTGCTTGGATTGTGGAGATAATAACATCAATACATCAGACTCTGGGTCATTTTGAAGAGAAGCATATGTATGAATAAGATCTTGGTATACTTCATCAGAGAGTTCAATATCTTTGAATTCATCAGACTCATTCTTTTGAGCTTTGACATCCTCTACAGTAATTTGAATGGTATCAAACTCTTCTAGAATTTTCTCCAATTCCTCACTGCTGCTATCATCTTCACTGCTGTTGGAAACTCCATCGGAGCTAAGATCTCCGCTTGGTTCTTCAACACTTTCAGTGTTTGTTTGAAGTCCTTCCAAGCTTCCTTCCTCGCTTTTGGGAAATGCGGCATCAGCCAAATCCTCCTCAGGTAGTACTTTAACTGTTTCCATCATTTCGATTTCATCTACAGTTGGTAAATGCTCTGGAATGATTGGCGTAGGAACTTCAACTTCTTCAAAGTTAGCAATATCTTCTTCAGATACAGCTTCCAATTCAGCAATCTCAGTTTCAGTCAAACCAGTTGCATCTTTAGCAATATTCTTTACATATTTAACGTCTTCTCTAGATCCCATTTTAAATCTCCTCATCTTCATCTAAAATAATATCTTGATCAAAGGCAGTAGCCTCTGTCATTTCATCAGTTACTTTAATATCAGGTTTATAGGTAGGTTTATCATACCCTGTTGCAATGCTGATATTGTTTTCTTTCTTTTCCATAATTAACCTACACTTTGAATACGTAGACGGATCTCAGTAATATACTCTGGTAAGAAGTATTCATTAGATAAGATCTCTTTCATGAAAGTATTATAGATATTTACATTCTCTCCAATATTGTTAACTAACAAGTCAACCATAGGTTGATGATAGCAACTTTGAAGAAGAGTAAGCATATCAATATCTAATGTAGCAATATATTGGAGAACTTGTGGTAAGTTGGCATTGATTACTGCTAGCTTAGTATTCTCCATAGTCTTACGATTATAGATCGTAGAGCTATCTTTATTCTTCTTAGACTCTTCTAGCTCTAAAGCAGAGTAGATAGAGTCTTGTTCTTTGATAATTAGATTGATGATAAAGTCAACCATGTGTTTATTGAAGCTACAGACTAAGAAGTCATACAATGCAGCAGCAATAAGATAAATATTATCATCCGTTGTAGTATCGAAAGATACATTGCAGTTATTACAGATAATATCGATTACGTTCCGATATGTGTCTCCTTCTACTGCATTAGTATTCTCGACATCCATAGGGAAGTTTGCACGGATATTATCAAAGTTTGATTTAAATGTGTTTACAATATTTGGTTTTGGTACTATTGCAAATTCATAGCGCTTATTGATTTGATCAGAGATGATATCATAAATATAATCGCTACTAAAATTTGCCAGTATTTCAGACAATTGGTGTTCGTTGGCTAACTCATAGCCACTACCCATGCTATATCCGAACATGGCTCCTCCTTACAAAAATAAAGTTGTATAAAAATTTACTATATTGTAACTAGTTAAATAATTTTTAAACTTTATCATAGAACTTAGAAAGGTTACCAGAGAGATGTGTATTGACATTTGGATCATCTAAACTATAGATAGAAGTAAATGCAGATGGATCTAACTCATTGCCTACTTCATTACGGATTTGATCCACTGCTTCTTTAGACATATTATACTTATACGCATAAGCTTTCAAGAACTCAGGATTTCTAAATGCTTCTTTTAGAGCTGCATCTTCTTTAGCTCTCTCAGATTTCTCCCATTCTTGATATGTAATCCCTTGGGCTTTGACCATGGCTTTGAATTTCTCCATTGGAGTAATATCACCAGGGTCATCTTTATTCATCTCAACTTGTATCTGATGAATCTCATCATAGATTTCTACTGTCTCTACACCAACGTCAAAGATAATATCATCTACGTTATCATCAGTCTTGAGTACTTGTTTAGTAATACCAAAGATTTCTTTAAGATCTTTACCTTCATACCATACATACAATGCCATGAGATAAGAGAAAGTTAAATCGTCATGAGTATTAGCAGAGTGCTCAATCTTACCATTACGTTTTACTTCTAGACCAATGAATTCATCATACAACTGTCTAGTAACAAACTTATCTTTATGATTATCCATACGCTCTCTTAAGATTTCCATTAAGAGTTCACGTACGTTCTTAGTAGAGTCTAGACCATAAACTTTAACTAATGCTTTAGTTTTCTTTATAGCACCAGGACCTTCGAATTTCTCTTCGATGATCTTTTCTTTGTGCTCAAAGTATAAGTTTTTAGTAAGTCCAGCTTTACGTAATAGTGCTATAACCGATGCCCCGAACCCGTCAGTATTTAAATATAGTCGCTACCTATACTCGTGCGTTTTTCGCATCCACTCCCATTACAGGACGTGACTAGATCATTTGTCATCCTCCAACATTACTTGCTGAGGCCAGAATTTTTCCTCCGCCAATCGCTTGCGGTTCTACTCTCCCGTCAGGAGATGATCGTTGAACGTCTCTTCTAATGTATATTAGAAGCTTTCGCTGCTAAACGTGGGAGATAACTTTTCTCCACATGTGTCAAAGCAATTAACCCTGTTGATACATAAGCATTTCTACCTATGCAGTGCGTTCGTACACCATTTCGTTCGACATTGATTACAGCATTACCCATATACTTTTGAACTAGCTCAACTATAATCTTGGCTAATTCAATCTGGCTAATATAGTTACATTTAAACGTACCAATAACTTTAGTAGTCTTACTATCAATAATAGTGATTGCAGAACTATCTCGTCTATAACCACCTGAAACGTCGACACCAATTATTGGAGGATCTATTGGTAATCCATTCCGACCGTAGTCAATCTTACCATATAGATTAACTTGGAATTTACCGCCTAATACTTCAATGACAGAATCTGGATCTTTGGTTAATCGAGATACAGTTTCTAATTCATCTAAAGTAAATGGAGAGTTTTCAGAACCTTGAGACCATTCGAGAAGTACTTCACGACGGATATCTTCCCAACGGTTATTCATTGTCTTACAAATCTCTTTAAACCATTCTTCAGTCTTACCAAGTTGAGCATAGCTAAACTTAATATATACGAAAGTAGACTTAGTATTAGAGTTCATTATTTCCATAATCTGTTGATATGACTTATCATACCAAGTTTCAGAGAATGGTACAGCATCTTCTTTCATTTGATATGCGAAGATACCCTCAGTAGTTGTTAAGAAGCCTGGGGTTGTAGTGAATAAGATACCATATGGTGCACCATTCGCTCTAGCATTATCAGCAGCTCTCTTAAATGCAGGAACTGTGTTAAGATAGATTGTTTCATTGTATGGTGCAAATCCCCATTCGTCACCCCATAGTAATGGAATAGATTTACCACGAAGAGTATTCTGTGCAGCTGTCTTATTACGAGCAGATGCTACAGTGATAATCTTGTTTCTATTAACAGCATGCTCAAGACGCAATACTGTATCAGATACTTTAGCATTCTTACCATCTCTAGAGAATGTTTGATCCATACGCAAATATGGAGGTAAACACTCACGTAAGTTCTTAAGAGTTTGTAAGTTATCTTTAGAACCATCTAATGCCTTATGTATAAATGCAATAGTAGAGTTAGATGTGCCAAAGTTAAATAAGTGGAGATATCTAACGTCTGCAGATAATGTTTTACCATGCTGACGAGGTAACTCCAAGAAGATATTCATATTATAGATGGAGCAGAAGAATAGAGCCATATTGCCACGATGTAGCTCTAATGGAATACCTTTACCACTACCACCTTGATCTGGTACTTTACATACTTCCCTAGCGAAGTACCAGAAATTAACCATACATTCAGCTAACACTTTCCCCTTATAATAGGAGTTCAAGTTAGGATCATGTGGGTCTATACTTGCAAGATCAGGATCTAACAAAGCAAGCATGAATTTATTATTCTTTATACCAATAGCCTTTAAATACTGATGCATCTTTAAGAAGCTAGTATTCTTAGTTGACATTTGATAATAGATTCTCATAAAATAAACCTCTATTATATATTATAAACGTGATATAGCGATATAGTTTTTACACACAGGAGGTACAATATGCTATTCACAATAACTGAAATGAAAAGATTAGAGACACAGTTTAGACCTAACTTGGTTGTCTACTATCTAACACTATTACTAGTGTCGGTTATTATTCTAGGATCTGTATTTGATCCACAATTTATGGTAAGATGGGCATACAATGTAGTCTTATGGAATACCGGTAATATCAATACTGCTACGTTTGTATTACTATTCGGTAGCTTCTTAAAACTAATGTCCATATTCTTACTAGGAAACTATGCTCACTATTTACATAGCTACATCCATGTACGTATCTATGGTAAAAAAAGAAAAGCATAGGTAGTTATCTCCCATAGGATCCGATGACCCTATGGGAGAATTGTTTTTTTTATTTTTTTTCTTTAGTTGCTTTTTTCGCTTCTTCAACTTTTTGATCAGCGTCTTCTACAACTTCTTCTTCTTTAACTGGAGCCACTACAGGTTTTTCTTCTTTAGATGGCTTAGTTTCTTCTTCTTTAGGTTGTTCTTCTTTTACTTCTTCTTTAGCAGGTTTAGCTTCTTTCTTAGGAGCTGGTTTAGTTTCTGCTTTAGGAGCTTCAAATTTATCATAGTTAGTGAAGTCTAAAACAACTTTAGCACCTGTAGGAAGAATTTCTTCAACAACAGCGTGTTGAGAGATGCAATCAGCGATTTCTTGAGTAGTCAAGTTTTCATGATAGATTGCACGAACGATTTTGTTGCGTAAGCGGATTGGTTGACGGCAAGTTACGTCAACGAATTTAGTCTTCATAGTCATCAGTATATGCCTCCTGAATAGATTCAATTAATTCATCATCGATAAGATCATAAGCTTCTTTCAAATCTACATTGTCTTCGATTTCTTCAGCTAATTCTTTGCTATCAGTTTGATGACTATTATCGATATCAGAAAGCAATTCTAATTCAGCAGCGTCATCTTCATCGTCAGCTTCGATATCGATTTCTTCATCTTCAAGCTCAGCGATTGTATCGATGTCACTGTTATCGTCATCATCGTCTAATTCGATTTCATCCATAGCATCAACTACACTATCGATTGTGTTATCCATATCATTATCATTAGCTGTGGAGTCAGCAACTACATCTTCTACAGTAGCAGCTGCATCATCTAGCTCTTGATGGATAGTTTTATCTTCAGCCATTCTAAATCCTCCTTAAAATATTACTAATCTATAGTGGTATCAATGAAGTCTTCTTCATCACCCACTAATTCATCTAAATCTTCATCGGATAATGTAGATAAAGCTATCTCATCATCATCCATGATTTCATCATCGTCATCACCATTTTCAATGGCATCAACGATATCTCTTTTAGTGATCAAAGAGTTAAGAAAAGCATTCTCATCGACCATTACGTCGAATGAGTCTTTCTCATCTATTTGCTCTTTAAAATATTGATCGAGTTCACTGTTCATTTCAGTACCTCCATTAAGATTACTGATATGTTAACGTGATACATTTTTTAATATAGTTTTAATTTGGTCCTGTAGAATGTATATAATCACAGGAACGTAGTAAAATATCACGTTTGCAGGGATAGAATAGTTGAAGTCTTCTAAGTGTTTGATTAAGAATTCTTCATATCTATTCATCTTATCAGTATTATTATTAAAGTAGTCGATAACTATATTCTTGAAGTAGTATAAGTCATCTGTTTCATATCGTTCATTGTCTCTGATACGCATAACTGTATCATCGTCAATAGATGGTACTTGCCAATAATCACCCATACGATATTCATGGAAGATATAGTAGTAGTCTTCTAAGTTATAATACATAATAGAAGTCTTATCTTCAATCTTCATACCATAGCAAGATGGATTACAGATTGTACCAATGTCTTTTCTTTCTAATGAATGGAAGAAAGATCTAGAGTAGTCTAATGCAAATGTAGACTTAGTAGCTAACTGATGAGATACTTGTAAGAATGGTAGTTCTCCAGTATTCATTAGATCATTACGCTTAATGAACTCTACCATGTAGCTATCGTAGAAGTTATGATCATCATAAGAAAAAATAAAAGTCTGTACTTTATCACTATAGAATAGACTTCTATAGTAAGTCATCATATCAGTACAGATTTGCTCTAGCTTAGATATATATGAATAGTCATCATCTTTAATAACTAAAGATAGATTAGTACCAATATTAGTAGTATCCATTGTATAGGATTCTACTACTAAAGCATCGATATCTGTATTATCACCATCATGGGAGCTTAACTTATAAGAGATCTTATACATATTAGCCCCAGTAGGCAATGTATCTAATGATACATTAGTTACTTTGAAGAGATACTCTTCATTAGTATGATTGATTATAAAGTAATCTTGTGGATATGGCTTAAATGCATTTGGAATAATATATGCATCACCTTCGATGCTATCGGATTCTATACCAAAGTCACCAGCCTCTAATTGTACTTGGATTCTATCAATACCATATAGTACAGTATCCTTAATTCTATTGTATCTTAATGGAGAATCTCCATCAGTATAGCTATATGCAAGATTTGAAGCTTCATCTAGTGTACTATGACTAGTATTTAGATTGTAGTAAGTACAAGTTGTTGGAGCTTTATCTGTAAAAGTATAAAACGTATTATCCAGTCGTTTGACTTCTGAGTCTAGAATGGAGTTTATCGTTGCGGTATATGTTGTATCTAGGAATTTACCCATAGCTGACCTCCTTTATTAATGTGATGTTTAAGACAAAAAAATAAAGCGGTATGGACTTCTACGCCCATACCACTATAATATTTTGACACAATAGTCATCTATCTTCTCTAATGGAACACCAAAGTCTTTATCTTTTTTATTCACATGAGTGAATACTTGGCATCCTCTAAAGAAGATGATATTATTCTTTATAAAGTATTCAATCTGTCTTTTAGCTATATCACCAGCAGAGTCATTATCAAAATATAGATGGATATCCATATTCATTATACCCCTAGATAAGATATATCTTAAGACAGCTGAATACTTATTACCTGCAGCAGCAAAGTATATACCAGTTGATCCCTTAGTGATATTAGTATATATCGATAGGATATCAAATTGACCTTCTGATATATGTACTGGTATTCTTTGGGAAGTATATGGTATAACCGATGGTATGCAGAAAGCTTTGTTATAAATATCTCTATCATCTAACTTACAGATTAGATATCTATATTTACTCTCTACTTCTCTAATACAACGCATAGACAGCGATGTATTATTAACCGAGAGGAACCCTACATAGTCCCTCTGAATTCGTTGAAAATCAGATTCTGTAGCTCCCAGATAGCTCATAATCTGTCGTTTAAAAAAAGAAAAATCGAAGATAATCTTCATATTCATCATTTCTGATACTGACAGATTACTACCTAGACGACCATTGATGTATTTAACCTTATCGGGATATACATCATAGTTTACTTCAAAAGCATCATATGCCACTTGAGGTTGTCTTATATGATTTGCAGAATAATGATTGCCTCTAGCTTTACGCATAGCTTTATTATGCAATTCAATATACTGGATTAGCTCTTGATCATGTATATTCAATAGATCTAAGAAGACTCTATTTACTAATCCGCCTGCTTCACATTTAAAGCAGTTAAACATGTAAGGCTTATCTTTCGATAAGCCTATATACATGTGTTTCTTCCCAGCGGAAGATGTATGCCCACAGTAAGGGCAACGTAGCACTAACTCCTTCTTACCAGCAGCAAACTGGCTATTGGGAATTAGTGCTTTAAGTTTGCTGCCTACATCCATTAGTTCTCTTCTTTCTTTTTCTTTTCTAAAGTATTGCTAAATGCCTCTAGTACAACTTTAGTTTGTTTTACTGAGCTTGTAGCATTAATAGCTCCTTTAGCCTCAGACACTAATTTAGCTAAGTCTTTAACTTTATCTTTCTTAGAAGATTCTTTAAGTGAGTTAATGGCTACATCTTCAATTGACTCAGTTTCAGTTTTATGATCAGATTCTTTCTTTTCAATACCTCTACTAGATAAATTATCTAATGTTTTAGAGTCTAATACACATTTTGCAGCAATTCCAGTTGCTATAATAATTGCAGCTTCTTTATAACTCCAGATGGTTTTAGCTGCAGCTACTGCTAAAGATAACGGGTTCATAACTTCACCTCCATGATTACTACGTTGTTTTTATACTATTTGAAAAGTACACCCAATGTTAATTCTTTAATACGATTTCGTAATCCATCTTCATTAGTTTGAGCATAAAGCCATTGTAATGCAGGGATTAGTCTTAATGCATTACCATTAGCCATTTCTAATAATTCTTCAGCTGATGCATTTTTGAAACCAATAGCAAACCCTACAGATTCATAGTTTAGGCTAGATGATTCTTTTACTGTATCTATCATATTTACAGGTTCTGATTTCTTTTCAACTACCTCTTCAGTAATTGGGTTATCTACCCCAGACTTGATAGTAAATTCATCATTACGTTTAACAAATGTCAATCGTTCAGATAGCTCATCATCCTTTCTATATAAGAATGGATTTAGTCTATTACCTACTAAATCTTCTTTAGGAAGCTCATCGCTTACTTCTGCTTTGCCAATGCATATATCATAAACCTCTTTAGCAGACAATCTAAGTAGATAATAGAAAAACATAATATTTCTACATGCTGGATCATAATTATATAAATTTCCTTTATATTTTATTTTACCAGTATCAATCATTCTATTAACTTGAGTTATATAAGATTTATAGAATCTCTTAGGCTTTATTGCGGTCTTTATCTTATTGATAGTATAATCTCCAATTCTAAGACCATTTTCTCGGTATAGATCTTTAATATCATCAAGTGGGTTATCAGATTCTCCAATGACTTTAATGCACTTTAGATTGAAGTCCAATGATCTTTTTGGATTCTTATCCAATCTATTCATTGCAATATATATTTGACTTTCTTCACTGGCATATCTCTTAGTATACTTCGAATCATCATACTTGAAGAATGTTAATGATCTTGCTTTTGTTGTACTACAACCATACTTACGTATTATATCTGATACATGATAAGTTGATGTTTCAATTATCTCTTCAATAAGCTTTATATTGAAGTATCTAATATAAATATTCCGACAGAATGAGGTGTATTTAATTTTTTCATACTTAAAGGTATCAGCTAATGTAATATCTTCGAATGGTTTATCGTACATTTCCTCCCACTTTAGAACACGTCTAGCATCACTTCTTAGACTACTTACTTTAGTATCATCATAAGGAAATGATTTCATGAAGATTTCATGCTTAAAGCAGAATAGTATATTCTTTAACAATACCGGATCATATCCTTCAATATACTGAGTTATTTTCATTACCTATTACTCCTTTCTTAGACCAACTTTACCATTATTAATCACTGGCTCTTTATATATGTCTCCATTATGGTCAAACTTTAATACATCACCCGGGTACATACCCAAGATAAGTTTTTCATTTTTAATTATAACATCTTTACCAGAGCCATCCTCAAAATCTAGATCTCCATAATGAAGAATTACTTCTTCGGACCCTTCACCACCATTCCAGAAATCTGCACCACTACGACGGGTACCACTTAGGATATTACCTTCTAGATCTACTTCACCATTTATAAATGTATAGTAGCATACATCGTATTGGAAGTAGCTATCATTATATGAATGGGCAGAGTTTATTTTAAAGCGATCCTCTAAACGCTCTACTGTTGTCTCTGCAAGAGACGTTGTTAAAATACTTAAAGATTCAATAATTCTATTCATGATATATTACCTCCTTTTTAAACTCAAATACATTATAAATATATCATATCACCCTTATAATATACGACTATATATATTTTAGAGTACAAAAAAGAATACCAGTAGGAGTTAAACTCCTACTGGCGTTTGATAGTATTTACTATCCATGAATTCAATCATATCAGTGAATGCAGCTTTGGCTCTAATATCAAAGTTATTGACATTGATATATCCTGTACGATCTTTGATCATGATATTATCAGTCTCATCAATAACAAAAGATACTTCACCAATATCTGCTACATAAAAATTATCTCTATTGACATAGTATTTCCATCCAGTAAACTCAGATCTGAAAGAAGTCTTATCTTTCCTTAGTTTACTAGTGATAAGTGTATAATAACCTTGTAGTATCATAGTAAAACTCCCCAATCATATATTAATGAATAAGTATTATTCTTTTGTTGTCCACTAGTATATTATTTATACTTAGAGTATACTATCCCTTCAGGTTTAAGACCTTTGGTTAGAACTACATCTAGAATGGTCATTAGAGTATCATGGAGATATGTATCAATATTAGATTCCATTATAAATAGAATATCATTATCTAATCTATAGTCATGGATTTCTAATGATAACTCCTTTAATATTGCCTTTTCTTTAGACACATCGAATAGCATACTAGATTCATAAGTAATATCGTCTTTAGTTTGATCGCATTCAATATATAAAGTGTCCTTAGATATTATGACTGCAACTTTACCAAATAGATATTGCTTATATGTATTGACTACTGATGCGGATATATTATTTTCCATTAGAAGCACCTCTAAATTTAATTGTTGGATCATATCCAAAGTTTAGTTGACAGTCTTCGAATAACGCTAATACTTCAGCAATTGATTCAGGATCTTTTCTAGCTAGCTTCGTAACTTCCTTGATAGGGAAGATCTTATCTTTAGGATCATAATCTTTAATATTAATGAATGCAAAGATTATAGTATCATCTTTAACTATAAATCTACCTTTAGCGGAATAATAATCATCACTATGGATACATTCTACCGTAGCAGTAGAATCTTGCATAGTAGTCATTGTAATCGTACCAAATAATAGATTGTGTACAGATTCTGTTAGTTCATTAAAGTTAATCTTCATAACTAAACTCCTTGTCATTAATAGCATTTACACCAAAAGCTTGATGTAATCCCCTAAGATAGAGAATCAACTCATACATATATCTCTCATCAGTTGATTGATATATCAATAAAGATATTTCTCCATCTTCGGATACATCAGATGGTTTTGTCTTACTAAAGAAAATTCCTTTAAAGTCAACACCATTATCAGTTAGCTTATAACTAATCTCAGCTTTGTTATTAATATTATTTTCTTCAGTGTATATACATTTAACCCAGCCATTATCCCTCATGGTAGATACGCTTATATTACCAAATAGAATACATACATCGTCTATCATATACTGTAATACTTCTTCATGTGTCATTATTTACCTTCTCTGTTTTTAATATATTCTAATACCTCAGGAATAATATGATCTACTGAATCTATACGGAAGATAGTATCAGTCTCATCATCATCGATATATTCAGTCTTAGCGTACATAGCAAATTCCATTGCATGTATTGTACCATCTGTACTTATTCTATATTCAGCTATCTCTAATATAGAGTCACTGAGTTTATCTCCACATACTATACGACATCCACCATTGTATTCTTGTATGTCTACTGAACCGAATAGAAGTCCATCATTAACTAATTCATCTATATAATCAGTATACACTATTACTTCTCCCCCTTAGCTATGTCTAAGTTTTTAGCTAGAATATAGTTATTATAGATATATCCTAATAACTCATCTAGATTCTCTTCTATAGCCATAAGATTCAATACATAGCCAGAGTCTAATCTAGTTACGTTAAAATATACCTTTCTAAGTTTATCATCACGGAATGATAAGTTTAAAGTATAGCTATACCCATCCTTAAAGATAGCAGAGATAATACATAGAGAGTTATTATTCATAATACCACTTATAGATATATCACCGAATAAGAAATCGGAATATTTAATCAATGTAGACTCATAATATTCTCTTGGTAAATCAGATTTCATTGTAAACTTAATAATCATATTCAATCCTCCATATTTATTATAAAGATATAGTTTTAATGTCTTTATTATATCCAAATTGGCTATTAGATTCTTTAAATATAGCCAATAATTCAGATATACGCCATTTATCTTTTCTAGCTAATCGGTATGTAGTCTCTAATGGATATTCTTGATCGCACTTATCATATAAACTACATTCAATATTTAATAATGTAACAGTATTCGACTCTTTACTTATAATTATTCTACCATAAATACTTACTTCTTCTTCCCTATATCTACACTCTATGATTATATTTGGTAAGAATTCTTCTACAGTTACATCGCCAAATATAATATCATAGAATTCTTCTGGCATATCATTTAAGTTAATCATATTCAATCCTCCTGAATAAAATACAATGGGTAAGAGAGACTAAGCTCTCTTACCCTTAAAATATTAACCATTATTGATTAAACTTGAATAGATTAAGAATTCCTCATTGAGTAACTCTTGTTGTGGTATAAATACCTTACCTGTATTCTCTTTGTTATCAAAATCAATGATTTGGAACTTAGAGGATACTATAGTGGCAAGCATAGAAATAAGAAGATTGGTAATCTTCTCATTACGATAGATGCTTGCTACAGATTCATATGTATTAGAAGAAGTAATCTTCATTAACTCCTTCTTATTCATATTAACCCGTTTGATTACTTTAACAAACTTACCAGATAAGATTGCTTCCATTGTATATAAGCCATTAGATGCTAAGATACGTTTAGCTGCAATGATAAGTTTGATATAGTTGGTTAAATCAATAGATCCTAAAGAAGATGGATCTCCAAACCACTTATAGAATAGATAGCATACTAGCATCTTCTGATGTGGCACAATTGGAGACTTACGTCCTTTGGATAACTCTATTTTATAATAATCAATCTCTTCTTTAGTGAATGGACCAAATCGTTCTTCAATTTGCTTCATAGTATTTCTGAAGTTTACTTGATTATGAATCAATAAGGCTTCATTCTTCTTAGAGAGATGGCTTTCAAATTTATCGAATTCTGAATTGTCATCATCATCACCTTCATTACGATCAGATGATAATTGATTGAATGCGAATTCATATTTAGCATTAACTACTTTATTGCGAATATTGTTTTTAATGGATACATAGATTAGATTCAACAATGTACCATTATAGACAGCTTTCGGAATAACTTGGATAATAATACTAATGATCGTATCGAAGCTATGAGAGAACTTGTTACGGGAACGAATGAATTGTCTATCCCATGCACCAATATTCTTATTCATATCTTGAATGATACGACTGTTTGTTGTTTCAGATAACTTAGTATATAGATCCATATCTGGATGCATATCTACAATAAGAATATCATAGAACTTCATTAGATACTCGTCTATATTTTGTATCTTCTTGATATAAGCATAATGGATCAATAATGGAATTAAGATAAGTTGAAACATACTTACTTCCATTAATGCTTGAAGATGCTTATTAGAATATTGAAGAACGTTACCATCTTTCTTATTACGTTTAATATGGATGATAAAGTTATCTTCATTCAATGCTTTGACTTTACGTGCAAATGAGCTAAATAATATATCACGTTTGATATCAGCCATGAATGCATTTAAGTCATAAACATCATGCTCATCTGTATCGATCAAGAACTTGATTCTTGCATAGATTGCAATCAATTCATGTTCAGGATCATAGAATTTCTCAAAATAGTTCAAATAGTGTGTAAAGTGATCTACACGTTCTTCAGAAGAATAGCATTTCTTAATACTCAGTACAAATGAGTTAAAGATAAGACTATCTTCTTGATTATCTGTAAGCATTTGAGATAGAGGAGCAATGATTTGCTTACCTCTAATAGTTTTTAATACTTTGTCTTCCTCTGTTGTTGGATACCAATCATCGATTGGTGGAATAACATCCTCTGGTCTAATAGACGTAGAGAACGTTCTCACTTCAGGAGTACGTATAGAGTACTCACGATCGTAGATTTCCCCTGATTCTTCGATATTACGTCGAACCGTTCTACTTGTTAATGCTTCTGTTAGTTGCATCTAACTTCCTCCTCAATACATAAAACGATCTGTATTCACCTATATAATATATAAGCCTATCTTCGTTTTGTTGTTCGAGTAGTCCTAATGTTAGATTGCTTCTTAATACCAGCACTCATTGTTGATGCAGTTGTTGTGTTCACTGTTCTAGCCTTCTTAATATTCTTAACAACTTTATTGGCGTTACCGCCAGATTTAACCCCACGTTTTTCTAATCGATGTTTCCATAATGGATCTCTAGCCTTAGCATCTTGCTCTGCTTCATAACGGAGCTGTGCTTTAGTGTTAGAGTCTATTACTAATTTGAAGAAATCTTTAGCATTTCTAATAGCTAAATTAGAATCTTCATAATAATGCTTCTCTAGGAAGCCATGTTGACGTATATATAGGAACCCAAAGTATAGAATTTTAGCGAAATTCACTATACCATAGGGGTTCCGTTCTTTAGGCTTAGTTTTAAGCACCTCAGAGGGCACTTTTTCTAAAAGTTCTTCTACTAAGATACCATGTTGATTATATACATAAGCAAATGTAAATGTAAATGCTGGGTCATTAGAGAAGAATTGAACTTTATATCCCTTAAGAGAACTTGAGTGACCATCAGTCATATTCTTAGGGGAGAATTTAAATACAACTTCATATGTAAAGTTAGGTACTATCTCAGATGGTACTCTAAGTAGAATGAAATATGAAGTTCCGTCAGTATAAAAGTTGTGGTCAATCTTACCATTAACTCTTAACATGACTTTATCAAACTTATTCTTATAAGCTTGAGCAAGATATTGCGAGCCAGTTACATTACCTTTACCCGCAGGAGATTTACCATATTCATCTAGAGTCAGTTCTAGTTTTGCCATCAAACTCTCCTTAATGAGGTTCTTACCAGGATAGGGAATCAATCCCTACCCTAGTAAGCTTGCTCTGGACAATTAATCTATATAGATATTGTGTGCTGGTGATTGGCAAAGGAATTGCTTGGTTGTGACGAGCATACCAACCACATTGGCAACAATGTCTAACACAGTGATGTCTGATTTAATAGAGGATAGTACTAGACCATCGGCTTTACCTGTACGTAAGTTAATAGGTGTTTTAGTTTCGATAGTAGTCTTAATCATAGCCTTAACTTCATCAGACGCTTCAGTATATGAGGAAGGAACTTCACCTAATGAAGAACCATAAAGTTTTGCAAGTAAATCTAAGTATGCATTATATACTACACTAATGATACCACTATTAGGATTTCTATAAAGTCTATGGAATACATTGAATGCTTGGATATTAGCACCCCAGCCATAGCCATATTCAGCAGCAGACATACAATTCAATACAGCATCTTCTGCAGCATCAAAACGATTATCACGTTCTTCTGGAGTAGAACCGCCAATGTATAAGTCAACCATATTAGCTTTCATGCTATGGATACGACGACGTAAGTTACCAATATCATTTAGGTTCTTACCATCTTGTTTAGCTTGAGCTAATTGCATTTCTAAGTTATTGATGATAGATTTATAGAAGTCGGAGAATTCAGTAGTACCTTCTTTGTACATAAGTTTTGGATTGATAATCTTAGTCTTATTGTAACCAGCAACCACTGCATCTGCAGTACCACACCAATCAACAATAGTTTCAACTGTTGGAGCGTCACCATTCTCTTGGTCTTTTTCTTGTTGTTCTAAGTTGATATACTTACGGATAGTACGTGCTTCACATAAGTTAGCTAAGTCCATAAGCACTTCTGGTTTACGGATATCACTTACTAGACAGAATGGAATGTGGAAGTTATTAGCTTTAGCATTCATCATTGTCTTAACTAATGGATCCATAATAGCCGCAATATCACTGGATACTTTAGGACACATGATAACTGTTGGAGTTAATTCACGACGATCTTTTAAAGGTTCCATGATATTATGGTAGATGATAGAAGAGAAGAAGTTAATCATTTCTGGAGTATCAATAGGAGACTCAAAGAAATAGATCTTAGGAGCATTGATTTCTGCTGTAGATTCTGCTTCATTAGTAACAAATACTTTATCAGCATAACCAGAGTCAATAGTCATACCATCAAAGATCTTAATATAGTCTTGGTTATCCATAGAACGTTTAACGTCAATGTATACGTCAGTACCATTTTCCATATAGATACCAGAAATCAATTCAGCCATCTCTTCATTATTGTTTGTAGAGATTAGAGCAATCTTATGGATATCTTCATATGTCTTAATTTCTCGAGTTTCAGATAAGATCTCTTCAGTTACTCGTTTAACTAAGTCATTAAGTTCACGCTCTAATTCAGCTGGAGGTAAATGCCAGTCATAGATTTTAGAGTTATCTAAGTTTGGCTCACATTTAGTAGCTAAACGTTTATAGATAAGCTGGGATAATAAGATAGCAGATGTAGTACCATCACCAACATTCTTAACTACATGTGAAGTTAAGTCTTCTAATACTTCACGGATACTCATTTCTAAAGTACCATTGAAGTAGATATTCTTCAAGATAGTATGACCATCTTTAGTAAACTTAGGAAGAATGTCATCTTTCTTGATTTGAGTAGCAGAACCATAAGGTCCAAAAGAAGTTACTAGTGAATTGGCAATAATTTCTAATACTGCCATGGTTTGGTCATGTAAAGTTTTTTGCTCTACAATATTAGAATAGATTTTCATTACAATTACCTCTCAATTTTACCTAATTCATCATAAGGTTCGACTATATAGAATAGGTTATCTGGAAATAAGTCAAAGTACTTAGCTTGGACTATATACTTACTCATAGTGTAGTCATAATCTGTATTGATAGCATTACGTAAAGTAAAGATATGCTTACCTTTAACTTTAGGTGAATACTGATGTAGTTTATTTAGGTCTTCGATATATACAGCATCATAAGAATCTAATGGAATCTCACGTCTATGATATATCCTAAGATTATTCTGCATAGGAAGAGACATAGTACGTAAAGTAGTCTCTTGATGAATATTATCTACAGCTATTGATATATTGAAGCTCTTGCCCTCGATGGCTATGATATTATAGAAGAGTTTGAATAAGTCAGTCTCATATGCATTTAGATATATCATATCTCCATATGTATTGATTATCTCTTCTAGTAAGTCATCAGCAGAGTCTTTATATTCTTTCTTTAATAAGGCAGTTAAAGGATTTGACTCTAAACGTTCTTGGAAGATATAGATCATATCTAGTTGAGATAGATCAAGGATTCCATCTATAAAGTATTTAGAACCTCTAAAGCCATATTTAAGTACATCATATATTGATAAGTCAGTGTTGAACAAGCTTCCGTATTCAAATACAGGAGCTATCGTTTTACCTTCCATATGAGTATCCTTACAAAAAAATTAGGAGATAGAGAAAAACTCCCTATCTCCTATAATATTACATGTCATCTAAAGATGCACGCTTAAACTCAGAATTAGAATTAGAAGATCCAGAGCCAAAGCTAGAGCTAGTACCAGCATTAGAGTTTACCCCCAATTTCTCAGCAATTGCTTCGATGGATGCATTCATATTGCTATTCACATACTGTGCAGTTTCATGTACAGAGTATGCTGTAGCATTTGTCATAGATCTTGCATATTCTTCTAATACAAGAACGAAGTCTTCAAGATCCATGTTCTTATATGTATCGAAGTCTTTATCTCCGTCGAACGTAGCCTTATCAAAGTTATGAACGGAGAAGTGTAAGTCATTACGGCAGATGAATAAGATTTCTTCTTCTAATGCAGAGAGATCTTTATTCAATTTACGAATACAAATAACTGGTTGCTCTAAGTTAAAGTCAGAGCCATCAGATACTGTAATGAAAGTATTAGCACCAGTAGTGATACCAACGGAAGTTAATTCACCATTTAAGAAACGACGAATTTCTTTAGCCAAGATACGTGCTTTAGTGTGTTTTAAGTATGCACTAACTTCACGATCACGATCCGGCATAGGATAGTCTTGACCAGATACCATTTTCAATGGAGCAATACCAATTTTCAAAGTACCTTGCCAGAATACGAATCCAATAGAAGAGCCACCATAGTTGCTAACATCTTTGGAGTTTGTCATTCTATAGTTAGAATACACATTGATAGTTTTCTTTTGATTAGAACCACCATTACGGTTGAATAAGCCTTGTCCAAGAGCCATTTCTGTTACCTCCTAAAAAGATAAGATAATTAATTTAATCTATTGTAGGGTGTTTAGTAATATCCTACAATCAAGATTATAATATATCTTTGTAATAGGGTATATATAGAATCATATATTATTAATGTGATATGATATAGTTTATTTAATATACAGGAGGAATATATCATGCTAACTCAATCTATCTTAAAAGCAATCTTAGGTACATCTACTAATACAATTGAAATTACAAAGGCTCCTAATTGGGGGTTTGTAATTCAATCAATTGATACAGTAGAAAGTGGTATGTGTCAATATCAAACTTGGGAAACAACTCAAATTGATCTATATGTAGATAAAAATGGTAATATTATAGATGGTGACTATGGTATTGAAACTATTAGTCAACCAACATGTGAAGAATTAGAATCATCTTATCAATATGAATTTGGTTCTGAATCATTTAATAATCGTCTAGAAAGGAATTATAATGAGTCTAAAGATAAGAAGGAGTTAAATCAACTCCTACAAGAATTACTTACTACTCTAGATTATATGAATATTCATGATAAGATTAGTTTTGACTACTCATTCTACAAAGATGAAGTATCTAATCTTAACTTAAAGATGGCTGTTACTCCTCTATAAAAGAAAAGTCCTCTAGGAGAATCAATCTTCTAGAGGATATTTATTTTTTCTATGTTACTTGTAATAGGGTATAATTGAGATCATATATTATTAATGTGATATGATATAGTTATTTATTTAAGCCTATAAGCAGAAAGAGGTATATCATGAAATTAGTAGAAGCATTAAAATTAGTAGCTCCAAAGTTAGAAGGTAATATGAAGGTTACCAAAACAGATCATTCTATCTATAGCGTTAAGTGCTATGGAGAAGATGCTGGTGGGGATTATATTACATTGACTGCTAGCGTAGAAGGCAACATTAGTGAAACTGATTTTGATATTTTTAATATTAAAGTATCAAACGGTGTAGAAGAAGATTTAGATTCTAAAGAAATTTTAGAATTCTTCTGCAATGGATCAGTAGATCCTACTGGAGTAGAAGATTTGGAGATTGGTCATTCGATGATCTTTGAATTATTCTAAAAGAAAAATTCCCTAGGAGATTGAATCTCCTAGGGTATTTATTTTTTTTGTTTATCTACGTTTAAGTTCCATATCAGGATAGTTGATATAGATACGATTATAGTCTCTTCTTAGAGTTTCACGCTTAGCTAGCTCTTCTCTTAGCTTAGTATATTTAGCTTGGAGAATAGAATACTTAGCTCTTAGTTTTTCATCTAAATCTTCTTCAGATAAAACACCATCGATAATAGATAAACGAGTATTGATGGAATGTAGCAACAACAATGCATCATTCTCTTCATCAATATTACGTAGACGGATTTGATATTCATAAAGATCATTCTCATAATCTTTGATAGCACTATATTTGAAAGAATTCGTTGTGTCCCTATATTGTTTACGAGCCCAATCGACTGGACCAGCTTCTAATAGAGAATTGTCATCGATTCGGGATAGTGCGGTAATAACACGTTCGATCTCACGTTTAACTAGACGAATAGCAGTGTAAGAGATAGCTTTACGTAAGCCTTTGATTGTAATGATGCGGTTAGATAATACATCGTTGTATACAGACAAGCACCATGCAATGATTGTAGATGTATCTCTAGGACCACTTACTAGATAGTTGATATATCCAGAGTCTTTTAATTTTTTGATTGCAAATTCAAGATCCATGCCAAATCCACAGCCGATTAAGAAGTCATCAGCAATCAATAGGTCATGATCTTTATACATAACAGAAGTAATCTTCCATAGTAAATCTTTGAAACCAAATGCCAACAATGCAGCATAGTTTACAGTATTAGCTCTACGGATAACACTATTAGTTTTATCTAAGTACATATCGATCTCTGCTTTAGCAATATCGATAGGAGAGGATGTATTAACTAATGCACCGATATCATGTAGAATCAATGCTAAGATCTCTCTATTAGTTAGATTTACAACTGGATTGAATAGTTTAAAGTCAATCTCTAAATAGTATTTACTTACTTTAGCTTTAGAATCATCACTATTGTATTCAAATGCATCATTCAAAAGAATATCATAGATATCATTATCTTTAATTACTGGCATTACACAAATACCGAAGAACGGAGTATCAGTATTCTTAGAAAGCAATACAGTATTACAAGTACTCCCAGTAAAGAAAGAGTTAAGCTCATGATTCAACCGTCTTAGAAGATCTGGGTCTTGATTTGTACGAAGTTGCTCAATAATCTCTAAGCAATCGCCGAAATCATAATTGTTCATACTAGAACTCCCTTCTTGAAAGTAAAGGAAATAGCCTAGAGCCTATTAAGGCCCTAGGCTAAAATCCTAATTAGTTAAATTATGGTTTTACATATTCAGTTTTTTCTGGAGCAGTGATGTCTTTCTTAGCATCATTTACTTTAGTGTAAGCAGATGCGTTAGGGTAACCACCAGCTGTACCAGTAGCTGTCATAGTATCAGGAATGAATGTAGTGTAATCATTCATCAAGTTACGGCCAATTGGGTCAAGGTTTTCATAACGAGTACGGAGACCTGTTGGGTTGATGATTTTTACACGACCTTGTACTGGTTGGTAACCTACCAATTTGAAACGTTCGAACGCATGTACTGCAGGCAATGCAGGGTTTTGAGCATTACGGATTTCATTGGATAAGTACAATTGGTAATCATAGATGCAATAGATAATGCGATCAGAATTACGAGGGTTTAACAAGATGATCAAGTTTTGGTTGTTGCGTAGTTTATCAGAGCTTACGAAGTTGTAAACACGTTTGTCGGAAGTTACAACTGTACGAGTGAAGTCTAATTCTACAGGACCAATGGAACTTGGAGCTTGGTAAGTGTAAGTAGTTGGTGTGATTTTGCGAATAATCGCAGGGTTACCAATTACAGAGATTGTGATGTTAGGGTCATTCAATACTTGGATCATATATTGAGCGTAGTTGTCCAAAGCATCCATGAATGTTTTGTGACGGTATTCTACTTGATCCAATGCATAACCTTCTGGTGGAGCGAAGTCAAATACTTCAGCTAATTTGTTAGCTTCTGGCATACGTAAGAAGGATTCATCCAATTCAGCATGGATTTTGTCATCTTTGAAGTTACCAAGAGCTGTTTTGAACAAGGAAAGGATATTAGTCAATTGATCTTCGTTATAAAGAGCTTGAATATCTTTTACTTCTTCAGGGCTGATTGTAGTATTGATTGGGTAAGCATCAGGAATTTCAACGATGTTAGTTTGGGAATCCCATTTAACGCTTACAGTGTTGTGCATAGCGGATGTAGTTTCGCGACGTACAGACAATACAACTTCAGTTACTGCAGGATCGGAGCAGTATAACATGAATTGGTTGTTTTTGAAGAAACCAGCCAAATGACCAGCGATAGTTTTAGGAGTACCAGCAGTAGCTTCAACAGTAGCGGAGAAAGATGTCATCATTTGACGATCGATTTCGCCGTAGCCTGGTTCGAAGCGACATTCTTGAATAGGTACTGCAACTTTGATTGGTGTACCAGCAGTAATTTCAGCAGCAGTTACAGGTTCAACAGCATCATTAGTAGCGTTTGGTTTCATGTAACCAGCTTTAGGTACTGCAGTTGTAACGATATGAGTTACTGCGGATTCAATAGAGAAGTTATCGATATTTTGTACTAGACCTTGAGCACCGAATACTGCTTTACGGATTTTGTCTTGAGCAGTAGTATCAGTTGGAGCCAAAGGAAGAGTTACAATTAAGTTATGAGTTGGAGCTGTCGCAAGAATAGCACCAAACATTTCACTTTGTTGAGTGAACATATCAATTTCACGACCATCTGGAGTAACCATTTTACGGATTTTCATGGTCAAAGTGAATTTAGGTGTTTTAGCAACTGCTTTGTTGATAGCACCTTTGTCGAATACGTTGTTCATCAAAAGGTTTTTGTGCAATGGGAATACTAAGCCCATAACTGGGTTGTATGCACCAAGAGTTGCACTTTCCAATAATTTGGAACGGTCATTTTCATATTGAGCTTCCATCATAGCCATATGGTCATTATAACCTTCAGGGTTACCAAGGGCTTGGAATTCTTCAATATCAGCAGAGCCTTCCATGAAGAAGTCTTTCAAAGTATTATTGGATTCAGGAGACATCATTACACGGCTCATTTCTGTATAGAATTCAGAGCCTGTCTCTTGACGGATGTTTTCTGCCATTTCACGAATAGCAGACGCATATTGACGAGTACTGGAAGTGTTATAGCCACGGCCAAATACCACGTTGTCTTGTTTAGATTCACCTACAACTGGCATAATCTTTCTCCTTTCGAGATCGTAAATTTTGTATTTTGATTATATTAGGTATCTATAGGGACACCAAAATATTTACTATATTGTTATACTGCACAAGAGTATACAGTTTACTTTTTAATAGGCTCTTTAGGTGTTAAAGTTCCCATTAGTTCATTGATTCTATCTAAAACCCATAAGCAATAATAGAAGTCAGACTTATTCTCAATATAAGACTTAGTATTGAAAGTCTTATTAATATAGTGAGAGATCATATCAGACAACTTATCTAGGGTCTTGGATACTCTAGTGATAACTTGCATATTATCAGATGTCTTCTTTACATAGTCTACTTTCTCTTTGAAAGCTAAAGTAAGATTATATAATTCAACGAATCTATCTTTTAGTTCTTTAGTACGGATAGCTTTCTGTTCATCAGATAAGTCAGCGAAGATTTCATTCTCTAGTCCTTTGATGTCATCTGGATTACCAGAGCCACCATCGCCAGATCCCATATCTCCATCGTCACCTGCATCAGGGGTATCATCTCCACCTTCGGAGTCTCCATCATCATCACCTAAGTCGTCAGGTTCCATATCACCATCACCGGTATCAGAGGAATCATCACCACCTAAATCATCAGGCTCATCAGTGTCACCACCATCACCTAAGTCATCTGGTTCATCGGTATCATCACCAGCATCTAGATCATCATCAGAATCCATATCAGGTTCTTCAGGAGAATCATCACCACCTAAATCGTCCGGTTCATCATCTCCACCCTCATCATCTAAAGGATCATCTTCACCTGTATCATCACCTTCATCATCGGCATCCATATCAGGTTCTTCAGGAGCTTCTTCATCATCATCACCTGGTTCATCATCAGCGGGATCATCACCACCACTTAGATCATCAGGTTCATCATCAGTGCCATCTCCATCTGCATCAGGATCACCTGCACCTAAATCTTCAGGAGCATCATCTGCATTATCATCTGAATCAGATTGAAGAGGATCTCCACCACCTTCTACTGGAGGTGGAGTATCTTCTTCTTTCTTATCATCTTTCTTTTTCTTTTTATCATCATCAGCTTCCATATAAATGGCTTGCTCTTTCAATTCTGCTAAAAAATCATTAAGACTCATTATATATCTCCTTATTAATCATCGTCCTTATTTTTGTTAGGTAAGGCTTCACCATGTTTAAATGCCATATTATACATGAGTCTAGCTTTTTGACTTTCAAGTTTCTTCTTAATCTTAAGAAGTTCTCTTTGCTTTTCTAAGTTACCATCATCTTCAGCTTTCTTTAGATAACGGTTAGTCATTTCTAATTCTAAATCAATTTCATCCAATACTTTACGACGCTCTTTAGATTGAGCATCCATAGACATACCAAGATAGCCTAAGATTACAACTACAGAGATAGCCGGGTTAATAAAGTATGCTACACCAGAAGTGATAGCTAATTTAACAATACGACTAGCTTTAGGTAATATAGTACCAGCAATAACAGCCTCTCTATTTTCAGACTCTAAGTCTTTAGTATTGATTAGTCCTTTAAGTTGATCCATTTGAGCATCAAATTGACGGCTGGCATTAGATAAGTCAGCAGACAATTCACCCATCTTAGATTTAACTTTTTCAGATGCCATAGCAATAGTATTAGCAATATTCATTTCTTTCAAAGTCATTGGGAACTTAGCAAAGTCATGGATATTATTAAGACATGCTTCTTTAATCTTAGTATCAATGATAGCTTCATCCAAAGAGAGTTCTGCATCAGAATCGTCAGATGCAGCGTTAAGTTTACTTAAGTTATCTTTGATACAATCAATACGCATATAGTCATCCATAGTCTTATACTTATTACGGCGAGCATTATGTAGTTCACCTCTAAGGATGTTTTTATATTGGCCTTTATTGAGTAAAGAATCATCCATTGTAGCTACAGAGGTGATATCATCAATATCCTCCAAAGAGTAACGAGAGATAGATTCTCTAATAAGAGAGATAGCATCTTTGCTATTGATAGACTCTAAGCTTTCAATAAGCATATCTAGCTTAGCTGGGAGAGTCTCAATTTCTATTTCAAAAGATTCTTTAATAGAACCAACCAAGGAGTTCATTTGGTCAATGATATCCTTATCAATCTTATTAGAGTACTTATTATAAGTATTCAATAGACTCTTAATCAAGAGTGGTTTATCTTTACCAGTATAAGTAGAAAGGAAAGTACTATTGAAGTCTACTAACTTCTTAAAGAATACAGTAGTGTCTTTATTGAGAAGATTTAGAGTATCAATAACATCACCTACATGATTGATATAGTTTTTACCACCAAGAGCAATAAGCATTTCACTTAGAGTTCTTTCAAATTCAGATAAAGTTGGAACGAATTTGAATTTAGCTAAGAAGGCATCTACTTTACCACCAACTAAATCAATCACTTCTTCTGGGTCTTCATCTGTACGATCAATCTTAGTTACAATCTTAGAGATGTCAGAAGAGTTAAATGGATTGTAGTTAGACATATCAGTCAATGTACTTTCAAGTGCATTGACAAATTTCATCTTTTCAGAAGAGTTAGTTAAGAAATAATCTGCAATAGCTTCCACTACAGGAACTGTATCATGTGGACATGCATTCTTAGTTAGTACAAAGAGATAGTTTTCTGTAGCAATCTTGAATTTATTAATATCTACCATATCGTAAGTATCAATAAGCTTACAGATAGTAACAGCTTCTCTGATTGCATCTTCTTTCTTGATTACATTTTCAATTACGATTTTATCAAAGTCAAAGCGTTTACTGATCTTGTCATAATTTCTAATGATACGATCATATGTTACGTTTTCACATGCTGCTTGATAAATCATATTTAACGTTTCTTGTTGAGCTTGTTGTCCTTGGTCGGAGTTACCACTACCAGGGATATTGGATGCTACAGTGGCACTAGTTTTCTTAAGATTATCTTGAACTTTATCAACTGTCTTACTAATAGCATTCTTAACTCTGTTTTTATGAAGAGCCATCTTACGTTGAATGAAGTTCTTGAACTGTGATGCATCACGTACTTTACTTATGGACTCTAATACCTTCTGGCGATGTTGGTTGACTACTACTGGATCATTATCATTATATAATTCCAATAATAAGTCTACGGATTTCATGATCGCAGTGTCGATATTAGAATCTAGCTCTAATATATGTTTAAATACCGTTTCAGCTTGTACCATATTATGGTTCTCTGATACGATATTATAGAGCCCGGCATATTTATCCGAGGTCTCTCGTATCTTATTTAGTTCGAGTTGCCGTTTTCTAATATTCGTAATCATTTTTACGCATTTCTCCTTTTACCAAGACTTATTGTTTATTATTAATAAGTTCAGATAATAAACATTGTATTCAGCTAAAACTGGGGTCAATTAACATAAATGTAATACTAAATTATTTAATCTTGGAGGGACAAATGAATATTCCATTTATTATACATGAAGCTCCAATGACGGTTGGTGAATCTAGACTCGTTGAAAGTATCAACAACAAGCCTGTTGCTGAAGGTATCCTTCAGGATGGTGATGTAATTAATCGTAACCGCCGTTGTTATGCAACATCTGATCTTAAAGCTCAAATTGCATGTGAGCGTACACAAGAACTTATCCGTACTGGTAATATGAAAGGTGAACAAGGTCACCCTATGAGTGACAAAGTTGAACGCCAATCTACAATTGATCCTAGTATGGTAGTAGTTAAATATCTTGATATTAAAGTTGAAGGCAATCTAGTTCTTGGTCGTTATACTGGTACAAATAACCAAGCTGGCCGTGACTTCAATGAAGATCTTTTAGATGGTGAAAAACCAAGCTTCAGTCTTCGTGCATTAGGTGCATTGGAAAACGTTGGCGGTAAGAACTATGTAAAAAATTTAAAAGTTATCACTTGGGACCGTGTAATCTATCCTTCCCATAAACGTGCATATACTACAGGTCTAATTAAAGAATCTGCTAGTATTGAAGACAACAATGAAGTTGTAGTTCAAGAAGGTTATGAAGGTCGTATTATACCAATCAATAACCCTGCAGTAATTAGCTATATTCAATCTGAGTCTGCAAATGTAGACTTGATCTCTGATGTTATGGAATTCCATAAACGTGGTATGACTGTATTAGAGAATGGTAACGTTCGTCTATTTGATGACACTGGTGCATCTTTGATTATGTCTCCTGAAAAATACATCAAAGATGAAATCATGGAATGGGCTAAAAAGCAATACTAAGAAAAAAATAAAACAACCCAAGGAGCTCTTAGACTCCTTGGGTGATTTTTATTACTAATTTGGAATTACCATATTCCATATACTCAATCGTATACTGTTTATCATTCAATAGACGTTCTCCTAAGTCATTTAGGTTTTGACTATTCTGATACATACGATTTACACATACTGGAATCTTATAATAGTTCTTGAGTCTATCGACATAGACGATTTCAATATCATTACTATTAAACTCTTTGAACTTCTTACCAATCATATGCTCTAATTTACTCATAGCAATAACTGCTGGATTCTTAAATGAGTAAGTCACATCGGATAACCCAATTAATCGTTCTTCATATACTTCTGGGATTACTACTAGACCAAGAGATCTAATGAATTGGATATTATCTAAAATCCATTGACAAGATTGCTTTACACATTGTCTTTCAATCTCTTCTCTATATCCATTATTGAATTTGATATACCGATAATCAATAAGTTGATCTACATGAGTCAACTCATGGATGATAATCTCTAATGCTAGATTTCTAATCTGATCAGTATCTATAAATTTATAAGCTTCTACTGTATCAGCAAAAGCTTCTAAGCTTACATAAATACACCCATATGGTGTAGTCCTAGCGATATTAGTTTTCTTATCTAAATAACCAGCTACAAAGTTCAATCTTGTATATGGATCTAAGGCATTCACCTTACCATTAAATGCACTATGTACAAAAGTTATAGTTTGTTGAGCTAATTCAATTATGTCAAATCTGTTCATATCTTTCCTCCTCAACATAATAATATATCAATAAAATGTACTTTTTAAATAAGGAGTCCTAACTTATGTTTAATAGAATGACAGAAGTTGTAAATAAAATAGAGAGACGTCTAGGTACAGCTCCTTTGAACTTACCTGAGGCTCTCCAAAAAGAGCACTGGGTAGATAAGGTTATTAAACCTGACACATTGACTACATTTAGTCGTTTCTTCCCTCATATGATTAAAGTCCAACTAAAGCCTGAAGATAAGAAAGATGGTTACTATCTCTTAGATAGAGAAGTACCAGATAACTATGAAATCTTAGGTGTTAAAGATATCCTTTGGAGTGATGTTGATAATGAACGTGCTGGTCTACAACAATACTCCGGTTATGGTATCTATAACGTACTAGCTAGATCTATGGATATGGATAGCATCATGCTAGCTCAATGCTATGCTGATACTAGCTCTTTGTTTAATAGTGGTATCTACTTAGATTTCATTCCACCAAATATGGTTAAACTTGAAATGGCATTAGGTGGTAATACTGATAACCTATTGGCCAATGTAACTATAGGGGTATTCGTTAAGCATCCAGAAAACTTGATGACTATTGAACCGACTAAGATGGAGACATTTGAACAATTAGCTCAAGCAGATGTAGCTACATTCTTATATGAATATCTTAAACACTATGATGGCATTGAGACTGTATATGCTAATATCGACTTAAAGTTATCTTCTTTAGAATCTCAAGCACAACGTAGAACTGAGATTGTAGAGTTCATGAGAGATAACTATGTTAACCCTGCAAATACTAACCAACCAATCATGTATACAGTATAAAAAAAATAAATAGGAGAAGGAGTTTGAAACTCCTTCTCTATTCTTTATCTTCCTCTATAGGGTTTTAGTACAAATAGACTATTAAGAAGCATATCTTCATAATCTTTATTGGTTATTTGATAATCTGTCTTAATCGATCCATCTGGATTGATTCTATATATTGTATAACTAATATTAGATTGTCGTATTAATTCTCTAGCTCTTTTAATATCCATATTAAGACCTCATCATATTCTGTCTATTGCTTCCAAGTAATGGAGTCATAGCCATATATCTAGCCATTGCACCAGCATGTAATAAAGGATTATAAGTCATAAGGAATCTTCTAAACCCTTTAAGACGAGATATTGGTACATCATATACTAGTTCATTATTGAATCTAAATCTTATTGCTTCAGTTAGTAATCCAGACTGTTCATCAACTAATACAAATGGAATCAGATCTATTGTATTACCGAATCTATCATTAAGATGCTGATACTTAACTTGAAGACTATTACATCTAATATCCAATAGATCTCCTTTATCAGAATAGGTTCTCTTGAAAGGAGTTCTTGGATTCTCAGGATCACAGATTTTTATCGACTCTTCTAATACATTAAAGAGATCGTCATAGTTATCCCAATCAATATATACACAAGTCTGTTCACCTTTAGGTGATAACTTCATTCTGTATCTATACTTAACATTGGTAGTTAGACTACCAGAGTTTACTATATATTCAGTATGAAAGTTTTCTCTAACATCATTTCCTAATCGCTTAAGTATACTATTAAACGTTACCTCCATTTTTAACGTTAACTTATAATTCAGTTCGAATATCACTTCGACTACTTTATTATAATTTTCAAAGTTAGCCAAACTATACACCTCTTTCTATATTAGGTTGTCCAGTTTACCCTAAAAAAATAAAACCCCTAGGAGAATGAACTCCTAGGGGAAATATCTTATCTCTTCTTAGCACTGCTGATCAAATGATGATCAAGATCAATCTTATTTAAATCAGCATAGATGTCAGCATAATACTTAACATCATTCACCACCGTAGATAGACGTACTACAATATCTTTCTCGCGTCCTTGATGACGGATCAATTCATATTTAAGTCGTTTATTTGGATCACATTCAGGATTGAATTTCATAATGAAGTTATTGAATGCTGCTACGGCATTCGGATCGCTCATTTTAAAGTTCAATACACGAACGGAGCGGATGATAGTATCCGCGTTAGATTCTTTAATTTTGTTAAAGGAATCGTAATCTACATAGCTACCTAAGATGTGTTCATTTTGTGGGAATACCACTTTGATCTTAGGCTCACCTTGCTCTGGAACCGACGTAACTACTTTAGCTACTTCCTCCTGAATTGCAGGTTGGTTGATCATTTGACTGAAATTCACTGCAATGCCAGCATCCTTATTTTCTAAAGGTTGTTGGATTGCATCAACTGCATCAATAATTTCTACATTTTGAGCATCGATTTCTTCAACTGGATTTAGAGATTCAAGTTCATATTCTGCATAATCAGGATCTAGGTGTCTAATAAGCGCCTTGCTATCCTCTATTGCATTGCGTTTCTCTCTTTCTTGTTGAAATTTAAGATTCAATTTTGTTT